TAAATACTATTTTTGAAGAAAACCAATACGATAATATAAGAAAGCAACTTAATTATGATGCTACTGTTCTTGGTATATCTATAGCTAAACATGAGTTTCTTCAAGGTTCTGGAGTTGAAATATCTTATGTTGATCCTGCGAATGTGGTATATAGTTATACTGAAGATCCATACTTCAAGGATTGCTTCTATTGGGGTGAGATTAAAACATTGCCCATCACTGAGTTAATGAAAATAGACCAAAGTCTTACTAAAGAGGATTTGCAAGAAATAACTCAATATAGTCAGGCTTGGTATGACTACTATAACGTAGCTCAGTTTTATGAGAATAGTGTATTCTCAAGAGACACTTGTACATTACTATATTTTAATTATAAAACCACTAAGAAAGTAGTTTACAAAAAGAAAATGCTTGAGACTGGTGGTACTCGTATTATTGAGAAAGATGATACATTTAATCCTCCTGCTGAAATGATGGAGGAAGGGAACTTTGAGAAGATAGAAAAGACCATAGACGTTTGGTATAATGGTATTATGGTAATGGGAACCAACATTCTTATAAAGTGGGAACTATCTAAGAATATGGTTAGACCTAAGTCTTCTTCTCAGCATGCTATACCAAATTATGTTGCTTGTGCTCCAAGAATGTATAAAGGTGTTATCGAGTCATTGGTTCGTAGAATGATACCTTTTGCTGACCTTATTCAAATCACGCACTTAAAACTACAACAAGTTATTAATAGGACTGTTCCTGATGGAGTGTTTATTGATGCGGATGGACTTAATGAGGTAGACCTTGGTACTGGTGCGGCATATAATCCTGAGGATGCGCTTAGACTTTACTTCCAAACTGGTTCTGTAATTGGTCGTAGCTATACTCAGGATGGTGATTTCAACAATGCAAGAGTTCCAATTACTCAGTTAACATCTAACTCAGGAGCAAGTAAAACACAAATGCTTATTGCGAACTATAACCATTATATGGATATGCTTCGCTCGGTAACTGGATTGAACGAAGTCAGGGATGGCTCAACTCCAGATCCTAATGCACTTGTTGGCGTTCAGAAATTAGCTGCATTAAACTCTAATACAGCCACTAGACATATACTGGATGGAAGCTTGTTTATTTACAAAACATTGGCTCAAGCATTAACATATAGGGTTGCAGATATATTAGAGTACTCTGACTTTAAAGATGACTTTATCAATAAAATTGGAAGATACAATGTATCTATATTAAATGATATAAGTGATTTATATATTTATGACTTTGGAATTTTTGTAGAGGTATCTCCAGATGAAGAACAAAAAGCACAGCTTGAAGCAAATATTCAAATGGCTTTATCTAAAGGAGATATCAACCTTGAAGATGCAATAGATATCAGAGAGCTTAAGAATATAAAAATTGCTAATCAACTTCTTAAAATGAAACGAGTTAAGAAGCAAGAAAGAGAAGATCAAGTTGTAATGCAAAAACAAGCAATGATTGCTGAACAACAACTTCAATCACAACAATTTGCTGCTCAAACTGCAATGCAAAAGATACAAATGGAAACTCAAGCTAAAATGCAGTTAAAACAAGCTGAGATTGCATTTGAGATTGAATTACTTCAGAAAGAAGCCGAGATGAAGTCACGACTAATGGCTGAAGAGTTTAACTATAATCAGCAGATTAGAGGACTTGAGGTTCAGAGTCTTAATACTCGTGAGAAAGAGAGAGAAGTTGCAAAAGAAAAGCGGATAAGTCTACAAAACACACAGCAGTCAAAACTAATAAATCAACGTAAAAATAATCTTCCACCACTTAACTTTGAGTCTAATGAAGATAGTTTAGATGGGTTTGATTTAGGCGAGTTTGAACCTCGATAAAAAAATCAAAAATAATTTTTAATTTTGCTAAAATTTAATCAAATGGAAATCAAAGTAAGAGCATTAGATGCTACAGAACAAAAGAGTGTCGCAGAAGTAGAACAAGAATTGCTTGAAAAACACGAACAGCAATTCCAAGAGGAACAAGTTGTACAACAAGAAGAAGTACAACAAGAGGTTTCAAATGATTTTGAAGACTTAAGTGAAGAAAAAGTTCTTTCATATATTGGTAAAAGATATAATAAAGAGATAAAGTCTTTCGATGATTTAATGGCTGAAAGAAAAGAAGCCGCTGAATTACCTGAAGATGTTTCTGCGTATCTAAAGTATAAGCAAGAAACAGGAAGAGGTTTTGAAGACTTTATTAAACTTAACAAAGATATTGACTCTATTGATTCTGAAACTCTTCTTAAAGAGTATTTGCAATCAACTGAAGAAGGTCTTGATGAGGATGATATTGATATTCTAATGGATCAATATCGTTATGATGAAGATCTTGATGATGAGTCTACTGTTAAGAAAATAAAGATAGAAAGAAAAAAGGCTATTGCTGAAGCCAAGAAATATTTCAATTCGCAAAAGGAAAAATACAGAATCCCACTTGAGTCAAGAAAAGATTCTATTCCTGATGAAGAAAAAGAGATATATGAAAGCTACAAGCAATACATAGAACAGTCGAAGACTATCGAAGAGGAAAACGAAAGAAAGCGGTCATGGTTTGACCGTAAAACTGATGAAGTTTTTAGTGAACAGTTCAAAGGTTTTGAATTTAACATTAATGACAAAAAGATTACTTTCAACCCTGGAGATAGGAATGAGTTAAAAAAAATCCAGTCTAATACATCAAACTTCATTAGCAAGTTTTTAGATGAGCAAGGATTAATGAAAGATGCCGCAGGGTATCACAGAGCTCTTTCGATTGCTATGAATCCCGATAAGTTTGCTAGGTTCTTTTACGAACAAGGTCAGGCTGATGCTGTTGAAGGTACAATGAAAAATATAAAGAATATTCAAATGACCGAAAATAGAGCACCTGAAGTAAGCAAGTTAAGGGATGGTATTCAGGTAAAAGCGGTAAATCCTGACCATGGAAGAAGCCTTAAAATCCGTAGTATAAAACGATTGTAAAATTTTAAAAATTAAAAAAAAATGGCAAGTGCTTTATTAAACACCCCTACTTTTGCTCTTCAGCCTGCTGCTGAGCAAGTGGCTTTGTCCACAAACTACATTACTAACTTCAACTTCTTGAATCAGTATCTTCCTGATACCTACGAGAAAGAATTTGAGCGTTATGGTAATCGTACAATTGCTTCTTTCCTTCGTATGGTAGGAGCTGAGATGCCTTCTAACTCTGATCAAATTAAATGGGCAGAGCAAGGTCGTCTTCATATTAAATACACTAACTGTACTTCTGGTGCTGCTATTGGTTCAGCTACTGCTACATTTACTGTCGCAGATTCAGGAGTTACTTACATCGCAATTCGTGTAGGTCAAACTGTAATGATTCAAAATAATAGCACAGGTGTATTTAACAAAGCTATTGTTACTGCTGTTCCTACTGCAACTACTTTCACTGTAGCTTACTATGAGGCTGCTGGTCAAGCTTTTGCTGTATCTACTCAATGTACTGTATTTATCTATGGTTCTGAGTTCAAAAAAGGAACTAACGGAATGGTTGGCTCTCTTGAGGCAGAGGATGACATCTACAGCAACAACCCAATTATCATCAAAGATAAGTATGCTGTTAACGGTTCTGATATGGCTCAAATCGGATGGGTTGAAGTAACTACTGAGAATAATGCTACAGGATACTTGTGGTATTTGAAATCAGAGCACGAAACTCGTCTTCGTTTTGAAGATTACCTTGAAACTGCTATGATTGAGGCTGTTCCTGCTGCTGGTGGTTCAGGTGCTGCTACTGCTGGATTCATTGGTTCAGAAGGTGTATTCTACGTTGTAAACAATCGTGGTAACGTATGGGGTGGTGGTACTCCAACAACACTAGTTGATTGGGATACTATCGTTTCTCGTCTTGACAAGCAAGGTGCTATTGAAGAAAACGCTTTGTTCGTAAATCGTGGTCTTAGCTTCGATATCGACAACATGTTGGCTACCTTAAATGGTTATGCAGCATCTGGTTCTTCAAATGCAGCTTCATTCGGTTTGTTCGACAATGATATCAACATGGCGTTAAACCTTGGATTTACAGGTTTCCGTAGAGGTTATGACTTCTATAAGTCTGATTGGAAATACCTTAACGATCCAACAATGCGTGGAGGTCTAAGCAATGCTGCTGCAACTGCAACTGGTACAATCACTGGTCTTTTAGTACCTGCTGGTTCTACTTCAGTTTATGACCAAATCCTTGGTAAAAACGCTAAGAGACCATTCTTACATGTTCGTTATCGTGCTTCTGAAACAGAAGATCGTCGTTACAAAACTTGGATTACTGGTTCTGCTGGTGGAGCTCAAACAAGCGACTTAGATGCAATGGAGGTTAACTTCCTTTCTGAGCGTTGTGTTTGTACACTTGGAGCTAATAACTTCGTATTGTTCCGTTTCGGATAAATATTGGTTAAACAAGAGGGGGGATATAAATTCCCCTCTCTATTTTTTTTAGTAATAGAATCTAATTAAATATTTTTAAAATGGCAAAGTCAAAATCAGTAGACAAGGTCTACAAATTAAAAAATGGAAATCCACTTTCCTACACATTAGCATCAAGAAACCACCCAAGATTCCCTTTGATGTGGTATGATGAAGAAAAAAATCAAAACAGAGCATTACGTTACGCTGTAAATCAGAAGTCACCATTTGAAGATGAGCAAGATGGCAATGCCATTCTTGAGCCAATTACATTTGAAGATGGTTTCTTAAGTGTTCCAAGAACAAATCCAGTATTGCAAGAGTTCTTACATTATCATCCTTTAAACGGAATTATATTTACAGAGGTTGATGAAGAAAAAGAAGCTCATGAAGAAGTATCTGACTTAAACATTGAAATCGATGCTTTGATTGCTGCTAGAGAACTTTCAGTGGAGCAAATAGAAACAATGACAAGAGTTATGTTTGGGAAAGATCCATCAACAATACCAACAGATGTATTGAAGAGAGACATTCTTGTTTTTGCTAAAAACGAACCTCGTGAGTTCTTGAATATTATTAACGATCCTGAACTTCAGTTTCAAGCTAAAATCCGTAAGTTCTTCGAGAGAAATTTATTAGGATTTAGAAACAATGATAAAGAGGTTTGGTTTAATACATCTACTAATAAAAAGAAGATGCTAACAGTTCCATTTGGAGAAAGTCCTTATGATGTCGTTGGTCAGTATCTATTAAGCAATGATGGTTTTGATGCATTAAAAATGCTTGAGGCAATGATTGACGAATAATCTTTATATACTCAATAATAAAGGCGCAAATATATGCGCCTTTTTTTATTTATATTTGTAAAAAGTATTTAAGATGATAAACGAAGTTAGAAATACGGTATTATCTGTTCTAAACAAAAATAACTTTGGATATATTTCTCCATCAGATTTCAATTTATATGCTGAAAATGCACAAATGGAAATATATGAAGAGTATTTTGCTAATTATAATAAGTCAATAAATTTAGAGAATACAAGAGTTGCTGGTAGTGATTATGCTGAAGTCGAAGGACCTATAGCAGAGGCATTAGAAACATTCTTAGTTACTAATTATTTATCTCATATTGGTGCAAATATTTTTTCTGCACCAAGTTTAGTAACAACTAATGATACTTCTTACTATATTCTTAAAATGCTTTGTTATCCTCATGTTTTACAAACAGGAACAAACACAAGTATATTAATTGATTCTTTAGATGATTCTAATGCTACATTTATAACAAATGGAGTTAAGATTGGAGACATAGCTGTTAATACCACAACTAATGATGTTGCTACAGTTATATCTGTGATATCAGAAACGCAACTTTTATTAGATGCTGATATATTTACTTCTTCTGGAGATGATTATGTTATTATATCACAAAAAATTAAAGAAGCTGAAAAGGTTAGTGTTGGAAAAATTACAATGTTAAATAGTTCTCTTCTTACTGCTCCTAATAATATATTTCCATCATATACACTTGAGGGAGATAAAATAAAAATATTCCCAAATACAATGACTTATTATGGTCAATTGCAAGCGGTTTATTTTAGACATCCTAAACCTCCAAAATGGACTTATGTGTCAATATTTAATGGAGAGCCTTCATTTAACCAATCAGCAGTTGATTATCAAGACTTTGAGCTTCCTCCAGAAGATATCTATAAGTTGGTAACAGTAATTTTAAGGTATTGTGGCATATCAATAAGAGAAACTGAGGTTGCTCAATACGCTATGGCTCAAGAACAACAACAACAATAAAACAATAAAAGATGGCATATCTATCTCAATATCAATACTATGAGAATGATGGCAACCAACCAGTAAATGAAAACTGGGGTTCCTATCAGTATATTAGTCTTGAAGACATAGTTAACAACTATATGTTGATGTACTATGGGAACCACTCATTGGTGAATAATGAAGAAAGGTATAAGATTATTTTCCACGCAAAGAGAGCTATACAAGAACTTAACTACGATGCTTTCAAAGAGATTAAAGTACTTGAGCTTAGTGTTGCAGACTCATTAAGATATATACTTCCATCTGATTATGTAAATTGGGTTAGGATATCACTATATAAAGATGGATTTCTTAGACCACTTACAGAGAACATACAGACATTGTCGTCAAGAGCTTATTTACAAGACCAACAAGGAAATATACTTTTTGACCAAAACGGAAACGTACTTGAGCCACAATACTCCAATATTGACTATGAGAGATTAACAAAAACTAAGAAAAGTATATATCTAAATCAAGGCAATCCTTTCCATGGCATGGAGGGTTGGTATTATGATGGATCATGGTATTTTGAGACAAGGTTTGGTCTTAATACAGAGACTGCTAATTTCAATCCTACTTTTAATATAGATAAGAAGGCAGGTGTAATTAACTTTGATTCTAGCATGGCAGGAGAGTTGTGCATACTTGAGTATATTTCTGATGGTATGGAGGGTGGAGATGACTCGTTAATTACTGTAAATAAGTTATTCGAGAAGTATGTTTATGCATACATTCAATATGAGATTTTAAATTCTAAATTAGGAGTTCAAGAGTACGTTGTTGCTCGTGCAAGAAAAGAAAGAGGTGCTTTACTTCGAAATGCTAAAATTAGAATTAGCAATATACACCCAGGTAGATTGTTAATGAACTTGCGTGGAATGGACAAAATAATTAAATAATATGGCAAATTTTACTAGAAATTTTATAGCAGGCAGGATGAATAAAGTCGTTGACGAAAGACTTCTTCCTGATGGAGAGTATATCGATGCTATGAATATTAGGATGGGTTCAACCGAAAAATCTGAGGTTGGTGTCATAGAGAATACAAAAGGAAATGAAGATTTAACAGTATTAACATATATAGATGGCACCAAATTAAGTACAGATGCAAGGTGTATAGGTGCTATTGAGGACAGTGCTAGAGAGACAATATACTGGTTTGTTCATGATCCTAATTTTACTGAAACATTAGCAGGACCAAATCCAACTAATAAACTTGATTTAATTGTATCATATAATGTAAATACTAATATACTACTATATCATGTTATTAGCATAAATGATGGAAGTGGTGTAAATACTACACTTAATTTTAATCCTACATATCTAATAACAGGAGTAAATATTATTGAAGATTTATTGTTCTTTACAGATGATTATAATGCTCCTCGCAAGATTAATATAAAGGCAAACTATGCTAATCCAGTTGGAGATATAGACCAATTCACAGAAGAGGCAATACTCGTAATTAAGAGACCTCCTATAGAGTCTCCTACTATTGAATTATTAAAAACAGCAGGTCAAGAGAACTACTTAGAAGATAGATTCATTTCATTTGCATATAGATATCAGTATGCAGATGGAGAATATTCTGCCACATCTCAGTGGTCTGATATTGCATTTTCACCAAACCCATTCTCATTTGATATTAGTAGTATGCTTAATGAGGGAATGACAAATGCATTTAATACTGCTATTGTAAGTTATAACTCAGGAGGACCACTTGTAATTGGTATAGATCTTTTATTTAAGCAAGCAAATAACAATATAATTAAAGTAATTGAGAAAATAAATAAGGCTGAAGCTGGATATGAAGACAATCAAATTTATCAAATTTCGTTTAATAATAGCAAAATATTTACTGTATTAAGTGAGGCTGAATTATTAAGGTTATACGATAATGTTCCAAGATTTGCTAAAGCTCAAACTATTATGGGCAATAGACTTATGTATGGGAACTATGTTGAGGGTTATGACTTATTAGACTCAAATGGAGTTCCAATAAGACTTGAATACGAACCATCAGTTATATCTGAAGATATTGGTGTTACTGACGTTACTACGACATTTGATGAAGGTCAATACTTTATTAATGGAAGTGAAACTATACCAAACTCTGTCATATATGTTGACTTAGATGGTGTTGATCTAGTAGAGGGAGCATTTTTAGATGTTGCAATTAGATTTACTCACAATAAGTTTACGGGCACTTTACCTTTCCCTACTGAAGAGACAGGTGTAGTTGAAATAACATTTAATTTCTTTTTAGGGCAAAGCTATAGTTCAGTTTATGAAATGGCTTCTAGCGTTGAATTTCAAGAAACTGTTGGGACAGTAGCTAATATAGAGCCAATTTTAACATCATGCGATGGTATAACATTTACAGACCAATTCAATTGTGCTGTGCCTCCTGCTTTAGATACTATTCAGAAAAAACAAAGTGGTATAACTGCTGATGGACAACCAATTGCAATAATAACAAGTCCTAGTAGCAATCAGATAGGATTTCAATTATTAGCAGTAAGGTATGAAGATAATCCAGTTACAGGATATGTATATGAATACTATGAGGCAAATTTTGCAGAAGCAGTATTTCAAGAGATAGCAAGTCCAAGAAGTTTACATAGCAATCGTGGATATGAGATAGGTATTGTGTATATGGATGAATTTAATAGAGCAACAACAGCTCTTGTTAGTTCTAGCAACGCAGTTCATATTCCATGTTCATTATCTTCACTTAAAAACTCAATTCAAGTTACAATACCATCTACTCAAAAACCTCCTTATTGGGCAACAAGATATAAGTTTGTAATTAAACCAGATGAGGAGAACTACGATATTATATATTCAAATATATTTTTTACAGATCCAAATAATAACTCTGTTTGGTTTTATTTAGAAGGAGAAAACACTAAAAAAGTAGAGGTCGGAGATAGACTTATTGTTAAGTCAGATACAGATGGTCCTAAACAAAACTGTGCTTATGCTACAGTTCTTGAAAAAGAAACTAAAGCAGCTGGATTTATAGAACCAGTTGGAGATGTTGCAGTTCCTTCAGGTGTTTACATGAAGATTAATCCAACTAATTTTTCTGCTGTATTAGATCCTGATGCTATTGTAGATTTAACTAGAAAAAGTTTGTGTAATAATATTTCTGGAGGACTTCCTGAACCTGATAACTTAAACTATCTCGTAAATAAAGAAGATCCAGACAACCCTGGAATGTATATAGATATAGATATTCCTGCTGGAAGTATTATTACATTATTTCTTGATTGGAATAGAGCTGGTGGCGTTAATGGATGTGAAGCAAGAGGATATACTCTTGAAAAAAGATTAACAGCATCTGCTAACTATGATAGTTTTGAGGATTGGTGGAATGGGGATAATATAGCTGAACTATTAAATACTGGAGTTTCAAAAGATGGAACTACAGAACTTGAGTATGTGCCTACAAATGGAATTTTAACTCAAAGAGATTTCACTACAATGTATCTTCAGTTTTATACAGATGGTGCCAATAAAACGATATTACAGTTATCAAGAGGATTTTCTTGCTCTGGAATAAGTAAACCAAATTCAAGAAAGTATTGTGCTACTGCTGATATTCAAATTTTTAGAGCTGCTGACCTTATTGTATTTGAGACAGAGCCACAAGATGCATTGCCTGATGTTTTCTTCGAGAACAACTTGTCTTTCCCAATTGTAAATGGATACCACACAGGCAACGTACAAAATCAAACCTCATCCAATCCAGCTATTATTGACACTGGATTCTTCAACTGCTTTGCATTTGGAAATGGAGTCGAGAGCTATAAGATTAGAGACTCAATTATTGGTAGGTCTTTTAATTTAGGAGAAAGAGTTACTACTGTTGCAGAGCAAGACTATAGAGAGATTGATAGGTTTGCAGATATTACATATAGTGGTAACTATAATCAAGAGACCAACGTAAATAGACTAAATGCATTCAACAAAGGTCTTCTTAACTACAAGAACTGTGAACTTTCTTTCGGAGAGATATTTATATTAGATGGAAGAGAAACAGACGTACTTGTTCTTCAAGAGGATAAGATATCTTATGTATTAGCTGGTAAAAACCTACTATCTGACGCAAGCGCAGGTAATGTTATTACTGCGACACCAGAGGTATTAGGAACGCAAATAGCAAGAACAGAGAAATACGGTATTAGCTTTAATCCTGAGAGCTATGTTCAATGGGGATACGATAGGTATTTCACTGATGCAAAAAGAGGTGCTGTACTTCAAATAACTGGAGACTCTGCTCAAACTGATAAGCTTACAGTTATATCAGAGCAGAATATGCGTACATGGTTTAGAGATGAGTTTAATACATCATTCAACACTCAGAAGCTAGGTGCTTTTGATCCATACATGAATGAGTTTGTATTAAGTATGAATGAAGAGCCTCTTCCATCAAAAGTTGAATGTACAAATTGCGGTATCACTCAGACATTTACATTGTCAGGAAATGATGGAGAATACAATTACTGTATAAACTTAGATTCTATTATTGGAGATGTAGAGGTATCTTGGATAATAACAGACATTGGAGATGAAGACGAAATTGAGATTGAAACCGACTATAATGGTAATATAGAATCATCAGGAGTAACATCATCAAGTGGAAGCTTTACTTTTAATAAAGATAGCTTAACCGTTAATAAAGTGGATGTTAACTTGTATTATTCAGGTAATATTAATATATCAATAAGCATTGGATGTCCAACTGGAGAGATACTAAACATTGTAGAGGTTGTTCTTACAAATAACTTTGAGGCTAGTGAGACAATCCATGTTCAGTATAGATACACTAATGGTTCGTTTGTAGGACCTTTAATGTCTGACCTAGTTGTGTTCCAAAGTGGAACTGGTAATCCACTTGTATCGAGATACAATATAACAACAGGTAATGTTGGATCTGGTGCATTCCCTCCAGAGTCAAGCACAATGAGAATGTACACAAACAAAATACCACCTGATACTTATAACTTTGATATTTTACAAGACAAGTTCAAGTATCTAAGGAGCTCAACACTATATAATAACAATGATGTTGATATGCAAGCAATGCTTGCAGCAGCATCTATTGCTACTCCAATCGTAAATATTGGAGATATATACTATGCAGACTTCACAGTTCCTTTGAGTTCTAATGGTAATTATCTATATTTGATTTGGGATTTGAGAGATACTTACCCAGTTGAGTTATGTTACTCAGATGTAAGTGAATTTGATGTGTGTTGTAATTGTACAGAACCATTGTAATTAATTAAAATAATATGGCTACAAGTGGAAGTTATTATTTAAATGGACCATCATTAACATCATCCACTTCTGTTTTTACAGATAGTGGATTGACTACATTAGCTCCTGATGGATTCTATTCTGATGGTGTTATAGTAAGAGAGCAAGTAGGTGGGGTTCTTCTACCTGCTGTTGCTTGTAGTAGTTGTGAACCTCAGTGTCTTGAGTACAGTGCTATATCGGAAGGTCCATCTGGTGTTGTAGAATATAACGACTGTGAAGGCAATCCTGCTTTAATATATTTATCAGAATTTGAGGAAGTGTTCTTTTGTGCTTTATCAAACTCTATAGTTCCATCAGAGGGAATTGCTATAATTGAGGTTGGAGCTTGCACTCCACTTGAGTGTACTAGATATCTTGCTGATGCAGAAGCTGAATCTGGAGGTGTTACTTATACAGATTGTTTTGGAGATATTCAAACAATAACATTAGCAATGGGAGAAACGCAAGAATTCTGCGCATCAGATACGCCATCTACATCAGGAGGGGTTTTAATTAGTTTGGTAGCTGGTACTTGCCCATAAATATAAAAACTATGCCTAATTACACACTAACATATAGCGAAGGAGTTGCAGGATGGGTTTCATTCTACTCTTACTATCCTGATTGGATGATAGGAATGAATAACTACTTCTACACGTTTAAAGGAGGAAACCTTTACAGACATAATGTAAATGAGAATAGAAACACTTTCTATCAACTTTGGTGGACTCAACTAGAGGATCCATTGCAGGCTTTTAAACCATCTGTAATAAAGAGTGTGTTCAATAACTCTGTCCTTGAGAATAAACTATTCAAAACCATAAACATAGAAGGAGATGCTCCTTGGAGTGCTACACTAGTTACTGATTTGCAAAACTCAGGATTTATATTAGGTCAATGGTTTGAAGAAAAAGAAGCATCATTCTTTGCATTTATTAGAAACAATAGTTCTGGACAGTTCAGTCTTAGAAGTGTTAATGGTATTGGGGATAGTATTAATGTAATAGGTAATGGAACCAACAATGCTCTTGTTGAATTTAGTATATCTCCACTTATATCTATTGGAAGCATAGTAAGTGTTGGTGATGATGTATATTTCGGAACTCCAATTCCTGAGTATGCAGGACCAGTTATAGGAATAAATGTAGACCTTCCAAATGGTATAAACCAATTAGAGGTTAATAACAATATGTTAACTCCATTAACTACTCCAATACCTGGAGATGTGAATTATTTCTTATACGTTAAAAACTCAATAGCTGAATCCCATGGCGTTCTTGGTCACTATTGTGTGTTTACTCTTGAGCAAAATTCTAATTCAAAGGTTGAACTTTTTTCTGTTGAGTCTGAAGTAATGAAAAGTTTCCCATAATATGTATATATTTGTATATGGAAATTAGGAAACTAGATACCAATGACTATGAAAATATCCTTGTAGATTGGTGGAAGGACTGGGGATGGACACCACCTCAGAAAGACTTTCTTCCTGAAGATGGAACTGGTGGTTTCATAGTTTATGATGGAGATACTCCAGTATGTGCAGGATTTATTTATATCACAAACTCAAAGGCTTGTTGGATTGATTGGATAGTTTCCAATAAAAAATATAGGAAAAAGCCAAACAGGAAGCAATCTTTAGATTTATTGATAGAAACTTTAACAAATGTTGGTAAATTGTCTGGAAATAAATATGCTTATGCATTAATAAAGAATAATAGCTTAATAAAAACGTATGAGTTTTTTGGTTATATAAAAGCAGACTCATACACAAGTGAAATGATTAAAATATTATAATATGGGAGTAGCAACAGCAACAACTATAGCTGCTATAGGTGGTTTAGCTATATCAGCAGGATCAACAGCCATGTCTTTTGCTCAAGCAGGTCAGCAAAGAAGACTTCAAAGACAAGCAGAAGCTGATGCTGCAAGAGCAATGGAAGAGGCTAAAAAAAAGCTTGAAATAAATTATGCTGAAGAACTTGCAATTCAAAAAGAACCTTACGAACTTCAAAGAGAGGCATTGTTATCTCAAGGAGCAATGGCTTTAGAGGCTGCAAGAGAATCAGAAAGAGGTGCAGAAGCAACTGCTGGAAGACTTCAAATGGCTCAAACAGAAGCTCAAGCAGGAGTAAGAAGTGCTATGGGTGAAGAGTTACAGAGAATTGAAGAATTACGAGTGGCTGAAGAAAGCAGACTAAGAGATCTTGGTGCTCAAATAAATTTAGAGGAAGCAGCAGGTGCTCAGCTTGCAGCTAGAGAGGCTCAACAATTAAAAACTCAAGCCACTCAAGAGGGAATTGCTGGAGCTATATCTACAGTTCAACAAGGTCTTAATATGATTCCTTTGTTTCAACAAAATACAGCAGCTCAACAAAAAGCAATGTCTGGCATTCAAATGAGTGAACAAGAATTTATAGATTTTGGAAATGTAACAGCAAAAGGAGGAGGCGTAAGTAAAAGCATGGGACCAGCATCTCAAGATCTAGGTATGACAAATATGGATTTTGAAAAAATTGGAGACATGACTAAAAAACAATTTAGACAATTTAGAAAAGAGCTATCTCCTGGGCAAAGAGCAATGATACAAAGAAATCCAATGTATATGCAAAACTATAATATGTATATGCAAAACTATAATCCATACAATTTTTTAAATCAACCAAATAAATAGTTATGACATACTATAAGTACGCAGAGAGGAATGCAAGTTCTCAAATAAATTGGTATGAAGTTGGTAAGAGCGTAACAGACATGCTTGCTGAGACAGCTAGAATTAGAGAAGAAAAAAAAGCTGCATTTCAACAAGCATATAAAGAACAAGAAGAGAATATATTAAATTCTCCTCAAGGTCAAAACCAAGATGTAAATAACTTCACTAATAAGTTTTCAAATAACATGCTTAATAGTGCTCGTCTTGACTATCAGCTTTTGACTTCAGGTCAAATGCCTATGGATCAATACTTATTAAGAAGGCAAAATGCTATTGATGGGACAAAAAGGCTATATAATCTTTCTAAATTATTCCAAGACGAATATGAGAAAAAAATTTCAGGAGTTAATTCAGGAGCTTTACAAGCATTAAATATATTTAACATGAAGACCGTAGAAGGCTATCTTGACTTTAATAATTCAGAAGCCACGATAGATCAGTTAGGAGATGGAAGGATAGGTATTGGAACGTATGAAAACAAAACTATTGATGGAAAAGAAGTTAGGGTTTTAGCAAAAAACATTTTTAATGTAAAAGAAATTGAGGGAAAAATACTTCAAAATGTAGAAACATTTAATGTTGAAGAAAAAACTTCTTCATTTGTAAAAAACTTAGGTGCTATTAAAGATGTAGTGTATAATGAAGCTTCAAAATCAAAAGCAGGAACTATACAAGAATTATTAGGTGTTGAATTTTTATCAACATCACCAAAAGCAGATGATGCTACAAAAAAAGTAGTTGCTAACTTAAATTTAGCTATTGATAATCAAGTAGCAAGTTATTTGGATGAAAATCCATATAACCTAGCATCTGTTTTAACTGAAAATACAGGAAAGTATAATGAAGATTCTTTTACATTTAGTAAAGAAGAAGCAGACAATAATCCTAGTAAAATACTTGTTAAGATAGATCCAATTACCACCATGACAACTATTGATAAAGATGGCAAAAATTATGAGGCACAACTTAAAGAGGCTAAGGATTGGGTAAGAAATAGCATTATAAGTAAAATGGATCAAGAGAGATCTATTTCTACAACATCTCAAATTCAAGATCAGTCTAGACCTTTTAATCCAGCTGAGCAAAATTACAGAGATCGTAAAGCTATGTTGGCTGATTATGTTAAAAATTTATATAAATTTACAACATCTAAGAATTTCAAAGAAAGACAAGTTTCTGGCGAATATTTTCAAGGATTTTTCCCATCTGGTGCTGAAGGTAGCATGGAAGTTGTTGTTAACCCTGGTAGCAAAAAAGGAGTTTTCCTTAGAGATCCAGGTGGAAAAGAAAATCCATATTTAATTCCAGGTAATGATCCTCTAGAATCAGCGTTAGCATATGGAACAGCTCATAGTGGTGCTGCTGGATTTAATTTTTCATCAGATGAATTAAGAGCTGAGATGAAAAAACAAAATTTAGATTTTACAGGTACTACTATTAGTGATGTGAATACTGGATCTTTTTCACAGCCAACTACACAACCAATGAATAAATATAATAAACCTAAATAAATATGAACGAAGAAGCACTTATAGACGCATATAATTTATTTAAGAGAAACGGATACGGAGATTCTATAGAGGATTTCAAAGTATTAATATCTAAAAATCCTGAAGCTTTAAGAGATTCTTATTCTTTATTTGTATCAAATGGATATGGAGATTCTATAGATGACTATAAAAAATTATTAGGTGTTGGCGTGGCTCCTATTGTAAAAAAAAAATCCGCTTTGGACTCGTCTTCGGAAGCTGGTTCATTGGTATCGCAAGAATCAGTTAAGCCACAGAAACAAGTAGCTCCTTTAGCTACACAGCAACAAGTAGCTCCTTTAGCTCCACAGAAACAAGTAGCTCCACAAGTTGATGGTGAACCTCCTGTTAAGCCTATGCAGAAGCTTACCAAAAAAGATTGGGGATTGGAAAAGATGGCAGAAGAAAAAGAACTTCCTGCTTGGGCACAAGATATTGTTAAAAAGGAAAAAGAAGATATAAAAAAATTAAAAGTAAGTAAAGCTCTTTTTAAAAATGCAAATAAAAATGCATTAAAAACAGAAAGTTCTTTGCAAGATGCATATAAGAAAGATCCTATATCTCCTATTTTTACTGTTCAGCCTTTAATTGGTACAGATGGTAAACCAATTTTACAAGAAACAAAACTTGAAGATATAGTAGGTGTTCCTTCTAAAGAGAAAGTAGAAGAAGAATATAAAAAACTTGACTTAGATAATCCTAACCCATACCTATCAGCTTCTACTTATAGTAGAGAGCCTGTAGATAATGTTCCTATAAATAAAGATAGTTTTATTGAAGAAACATTTACAGATGAAAAATTAATTAAACTAGGTATAGATCCTGCTGATTTTGATGGATATCTTAATCTTTCAGGATTTAAAGAAGATTATAAAAAAAGAAGAGATAGAGGTGATTTTAATCCTAATCTTTGGTCAGATTCAAATAAAAAGTTAAACGAAGAATTATATAAAAGTAAATTACTATCAAATTATATAGAAACAAAAAATAATAGGGAGGTATTAAAAAGCAAACTTAATTCTGTTATAGCTAGCTATGATGGTAAAAAAATACCTGTAAACAAAAATGCAAAAGCTTTTGATAATAATTTAATAGCAAAATATACAGAAGAAAATCTCCCTATATTATATCAAAAATTAAAAGAAAGAGATCAATTAAACAAAGAAAAATACCAAGAATTAACACAAGATAACACTGGTCTAAATTCACTTGCAATAGGAACTAAGAACTTTTTAAAATCAGGTTTAAATGGATTTATGGATGCTGTTAATAAAACTTCAACTACACTTTATGATGTATTAGGAGCTGAAGACATAGCAGAAGACTTAAGATATTTAAATGAAGAAAGACAACTAGAAAGACCTTCTGAAAGACAGGTTTCTTTTGCTAGTGGTAAGGTTGTTGATTTTAATGGTAAAAAATATCTTGTAGATGAAAAGGGTACTGTTTATGATAAAGATAATGAGATAGTTGTAAATGATTTAATTGAAGAAAATTCTTTAAATAAAATATTAGAAGAAGCTAAAAAATCAAAAGAAGAAGATTGGTTTTTTAGTCCACAAGGTACAGCTGTTCAAACAAGTTCTGTTCTTGGCGATATGATTTGGCAAGTAGCTTATCAAGCTACTCTTGGTCGTGTAGTAAAAGGTTATGGAAATCTTCCTATACCAAAAACTACTGCTGATGCAATAATAGCTCAATCATCACTTGGTTATTCTCAAGGATATGAAACAGCATTAAAAGAAGCTAGAGAAGCAGGATTAACAGATAAAGAATCAGAAGAAATAGCAGCTGATGCAGCTCAAAGAACAGCTATATGGTATGGTATGACCGCACCTATATCTCCACAGACAAAAGCTGTTGAATCTTTATTTGGTTCGGCAGAAAAAGAACTTATCAAAAAAGCGGTCAGTGCATATAAAACAAATGGGAAAAAAGGTTTTATATCTACATTAAATAATGGATTTAAAAATATTCCTAAAAAAGCTGTAGGATTTATTGAAGAAGGTGGTAAAGAAGCCATTCAAGAAAACATTCAACAAGCAGGTGAGTCTTTATGGATTAACGCACAAAAAAATATAGAAGCAGGTAAAGAAATATCTAACGAGACAATGTCTTTTGATGACTTTGTAAATACATCTGCTCTTTCTTTTCTATCAGGTGGTATCGTTTCTAATTTAAAGATACCTTCTTTTTCTTCAAATAAGAAAACACAAATAAAAAATCTATATCAATTATCTCAGGATATGGATGTTTTAGATGCGAATCTAAAAGAGATGGTAGGTAATAAAATAATTTCTCAAGAAGATGCTGATAACGTAAAGAAAGATGTTGTAGCTGTTTCAAGAAATATCACGAGAATACCAAAGGATACCAATCCTGATGTTCAACTTGATATTATGAGAAAGCTTAATGATATTGAGGATTTAGAAAATAGTAAAGAAACATTAGATAAATCATTTCATTCTCAAATAGACGATAAGATAAAAGAGAAAAGAAATGAAATAAACGAAATTTACAATAAATCATTAACTAAAATAAGTGAACAGCCTATAGCTGAATATATTATTGATAATAACAAATACACCAAAGAAGAGTTCTTCAATCAGTTGCAAGGTAAGACTCAGGATGAGTTAAAGGCAATGAATATTGTCGTTAATAACGATGAGCAGACTGCAACAGAGATTGGGAAATTATTTGAAGTACCTGTACAGCCAATAACCAGAGTTGGCGAAACGATGGAGAAAGAATCAGGATTAACTCCTGAGGAGAGAACTCAAAGAATATCTGAGTTAAACAACTTGCTTGCATCTGATGCAACAAGTCTTCAAGAAACAGGTACAGGTAACTTAATACCTGAAGCAAGACAAGAGATACAACAAGAATTACAAACCTTAAAAGCAGAACAAGATGCCATTCAAAAGCAAGCAGCAGGTCAAGTACCTGTACAGCCAACAACCAGAGTTGGCGAAACGATGGAGGAAGGAAAACCCCAAGCAGAACCTGAAGTCACTACCAAAGAAGGTGTCAAAGAAGAAGTAACGCAAACTATCATCAGTCCTAAGGTTGTAATCACAGGAACTAGGAATGGGATGGAGAATCTTGAGAGTTCTAATTATGATCAAAAGACTGATACTAAAATAAAAGATGCTAGAGGAAGAGAGCAAGAGTTTGGAGAGAACAATGTATTAGTTGAGGATGATGGTAAAGGTAATAAGGTAATAAATGTAAAAGCTGATGCTATAGATTCTTTTGGCAGAGCAGGATTCTTACAAGCATCTGTTATTGTTCCAGCAGATACTGATGTAGATGTAGATGCTGTTAAGCAAGTAGTTGACTCAGAAGTAAATAGAATAAAGGAAAAGAATAACGAGACTCTTAGATTGAATGAAGTAGATCCAAGAGACTTGTCATTAATGAGAGATGCAATAGTAAACGCTGTTAAGCCAGCTCCAACAACTGAAGCAGCACCAACAGCTCCTACTGTTAAGGTTGAAGGTAAAATTATACCTGGTAGTAAAGCAGTAATATCTGATATTGAAATAACATATCCAACAGAACAAGAGAAAACTCAAAGAGAAGAAGAAAGATCTACTAATGAATATATAAATAAAATTTCAGAAGATCTAAATGAAGAGGATGTAAATGTATTAAAATCTGAACTTGGAGGAACATTTGGTTTATTAAGTGCAAATAATCCTATGACAGAACCATTAAGTGAGGAAGATAATGCAAAACTTAATGAAAAAGCAATTGATTGGCTTAAAAAAAGAGGATATAATCCAAGACAAATTACTGGTAAGTATGGTCAAGGTGAAAAATCTTTGTTTGTTCCAAAACTAAAAAAACAAGACGCTATAGATTTTGCTATTGAGTTTAATCAAGAATCAGTAGCTCATTCTGAAGGAATGATTTATCAAGATGGATCAATGAATCCAAGGGTAAAATCTGAAGACGATTTCTTTTTTAATGAATATACTCCTGGTGCAAATAATATATCTATTGTAAAAACTCCAGAAGGATTTAAGGCATTTAAGGTAGGATATGACTTTAAAACAAAAAATCCACCTACTGCGTCTGTTCAGCAAGAGGTAGAACAGTTAGGTAATTTGATATCAGGAACTGATGCTCAGATAGATCAGAAGTCTGATAATATCAAAAATAAGAAACTGTCAAATGCTGTTTCAAAAGCTGCAAAGTCTCTTTCTAAAATTCTTCCAAATGTGAAGTTTGTTGTTCACGATACAGATGAGTCTTATAGAAAATCCACTGATGAGGAAGGAAGATCTCAGTCATCTAGAGGTCAGTATATTCAAAAAGGAAAGACAAAAACTATACATATCAATGGAACAAAAGCAAATAATAGGACTATTGCACACGAGGTGTTCCATGCTATTTTATTAGATAGAGTACAATCAGAAAAACAAGCTGCTGATGTGACTAAAAGAATGATTGAGGCTATATCTAAAAAGATAGAAGCAAATCCAGAGCTTAAAAAAGATTTGGATGATTTTGCAGCTAACTATAAAGAAAACATTCAAAACGAAGAAAAACTTGCTGAACTAGTTGGTATACTAGCTGAGAACTACCAAAGCCAAACACAAATTGTAAAAGATATTATTAAGAGATGGCTTAACAAACTATCTCAAATGTTTGGACTATCTCCAATAACATCTGAGACAGAAGTAATGGAGGTTTTAAACACAATAGCAAGAAAGGTTGCTACTGGTAAGGCTATTAAGGAAAGACAAGTTGCTAAAGTGCTTGGAGAAAAAGCTGAGTCCAAAATTTCAGAAACAAAAAAGAAACAAGCTGTAACTATAATGCAAGGGAAAGAATCCATGAAAAAATTTGGATTATTACCAGGTAAAAATGTTACAAGAAAAATTGGTGAAGCTCTTCAAGCAAGACAAAGATCTAAATATGGAATGATAGATCAAAAAGATAATTCATTAGAAGCTAAAAAGAAAATATCAAACTGGATGGTTGATGAAGTTAAATACTTTATTGAACTTATGGGAGATAAAAGTGGAAAGGGATGGTATGGTGAATTATATCAAAAATCATTAGATGCAATGTCTAATGTGTTTCCAGAAATGAAGACTGATCAAAATGCACGGGATTTATTTACAATGCTTGTTGCTATAACATCTGATGGACAAAAAGTTATGAGCAACTTTAAATTAGCATCCGCAGCATATGATTATTATAAAAAAAATGGTAAAATGCCAAAAACATTACCTGGTCAACGTGTTGCATCTTTTGAAGCTAATTTAAATAGAATAAATAATTTACTAAAAGAATATAATGGTGATGTTGCCGCTATTAAAAAAGATTTAATGGAGGTAAAATCTATTGAAGAAATAAATAAAGAAAGAAAAAAAGAAGGTCTTGAACCTTTATCAACAAATTGGCCTGTTAGTTTTAAAGCTCCATTTGCAGCTTCAGTATTTGGACCTAAATTAGGAATGTTTTATTCAAATTTATCTGGTAACGAAGCGTATCCAACGCTTGATAGATGGTGGTCTAGAACTTTTAATAGATATAGAGGAACATTAATTCCAGGATTAAAAGGAGGATTTAATAAAAAAGGAGAAGCGATAGGACTTGATAGATTTAAACAATTACTTGGAAATAAAGAAATGAGTAATGAAGAGGCTCTTTTAGCTGCAAAATCTTATCGTGATTCTTATGCAGCAAAAGGATATAAATCTGGAACTGAAATAGAGAAAGCAGCAAATACAATATATAAAATAGCATTTGAAAATTTAAATGATGCTCCATTTACAAAAAATGATCGTCAGTTTATGTATGACACAGTATCTGATGCTGTAAATAAATTAAAAAAACAAGGATACAATTTAAGTATTGCTGATGTACAAGCAATACTTTGGTACTTTGAAAAGAATCTATATAAAAATCTTGGAGTTCAAGCTAAAATAGAAGGAATAAGTTATGAAGATGCTGCCAATTATACATTTGATAAATGGAAAGAATCTGGTAAAAAATTTGATTATAAGATTAATGAATCAGAAGAAGGTCAATCTGTAGAAGATGCTGATGAAGATATAGAAGAAGATATAATATCTAGAAAACAAGTAGAGTTCAAAGCAAGAAGACAGGAGCCAGTCGCTGGAAACAAGCTATTTAATGAGCCTCTACAAGATGCCACCACAATTGCAGAGAGATACGCTAAGAAAGCTGGTATTGACATGCAAGAGGTAACACCTATTAGATCTTTAGATAAGGAAAACTCTAAGGCAATAGCAAAAGAGTTTGACAAGATGAAGGATGATCCTACAGATCCACAAGTGGCTAAATCATACAAGGCAATGGCAGATGAAACCATTGAACAGTATAAAGAAATAATAAAGGATGGTTATGTTGTAGAGATAAACAATGAGGAGCCTTACTCAAGTAGTGAGGATATGATAAATGACCTTAGAAAAAATAAAAGGTTTAAGGTATTCTCTACAGAGTCTGGTTTTGGAGATGAGCCTATAACAGATCAACAAAGAAAAGAAAATCCATTACTAAGAGATAGTGGATTCAAGGATGTAAACGGACAGACACTACTAGTAAACGATGTGTTTAGATTTGTTCACGACTTCTTTGGACATGCTAAAATGGGTAATAGTTTTGGTCCTGTAGGAGAAGAGAACGCATGGTTAATCCACTCTGTAATGTATACACCACTTGCTAGAAGAGCAATGACAAGCGAAACAAGAGGTCAAAACAGTTGGGTTAATTTCAGTGGTGTAAATGACGAAGCATTTAAGTTAAGAGATAAGGCAAGAGAACTTCGTAAGGAAGGTAAAACCAATGAGGCAAATGAGCTTGTTGGTCAGGTATATGACATGATGAAGTTTGCTGATCAGAAGATTGGTCTTATGCCTGAGTGGGTTTCTGGTACAGGAAATGTTGAATCTGCAATAAATGCTAGAAAACAAAAGACATCAGAAATAGATAACATTGTAAAAACAGGAAAGCAAAATAACTTCTCTGATGACGCTATACGTCAGTACCTTAAACAACAAGGATACTCAGACATAGAGGCTACAAATGCTATTAATAAATATAATGTAAGGGAAGAAGGTGTATTTATTCGATCTGAAGAAAACTTAGGTAAGAAAATAAAATCGTCAATTAATTCTTTCAGAAGAAGATTCTTATCTGCAAGGTCATTCCTTCCAAAGTCTGTTTTTGCATATAAAGAGCAGAAAGAGGCATTTGTTGCAGCACATTTGAATATTGTAGATCAAAATGTAACTGACTTTAATAGGTTATACAATAAGTTTATAGGAGATAAAGACCAACTAGTAAAAGACTTTGATGCTTACTTAACAGGAGATAATACTGTTAGTCTTCCTATAGAGTTTATGCTTATAGCTAACAGAATGAGGAATCAAATAGATACTCTATCTAAAATGTTAATAGATAATGGTTTGGTTGACGTAGAAATGGCTAATACCATAAGAAAAAAATTAGGTAAGTATCTTACAAGAGACTATGAGATATATCATAATGACAACTGGAAGGATAAGGTTGAAGAAGAAGTTAAACAAAAAGCTATTAACTTACTGAGAATCCAATACTTACCAATGGCTCAAGATGCAGCAACTAAGGAGGGTATACCAGTTAATGAGGTACTAGATAGATATGTTAATAACAGACTTGATGAGTTACTCAATAAAGGAGGTGCTACAAATTTTATAAAAGGATCAAGGCTTGGATCTAAGGATCTATCAGTATTAAAAGAACTCCAAGACATACCTTATGAAATTAGAGCACTAATGGGAGAGTATGGTGATCCTGCATTAAACTATGCAAACACTATACTCAAACTATCATCACTTGCTGCTAACCATAACTTCTTAACTCAAGTTAAGGAGGCTGGAATGGAAAAGTATTTCTTTGAAAAGAATGATCCAAGAAGACCTAAAGAATTTAATACTCAAATTGCGGTAGAGGGTAGTGAGACAATGAACCCTTTGAATGGTCTATATACCACTAAAGAAATAGCAGAAGCGTTTCAAGCTCAACAAAAACAACTTGGAGACTTGATGGAGACTTTTATGAAACTTCAGTCTATTGTTAGGTATGGTAAAACAATTCTATCTGCTGGTACTCACGCCAAGAACGTACTTGGTAACCTAGGTTTTGTATGGGCAAACGGTCACTACACAGACATGGACAAAGCATATAGCATTGTAAAGAATGACTTACTAAAAGCCAATAACCAAGAGAAAAGAGAGATAATGGAGAACTATATCAGATTAGGTATAGTTAAACAGTCAGCTGGTATTGGAGAAATCATGGATATGTTTAAGGATGCCAACTTTAACACAGCTATGGCATCAAGACTTAACAATAAAAAATTAAATATTTTAGGAAAAGCAAAAAGATTTTTATTCCAAGCTAAAAAATTTGCAGAGGATCTATACCAAGCTGAAGATGACTTCTTTAAAATAGTAGCATATGAGAACGAGTTAAGAAGATACTCAAAAGCTTTATTTGATAAATCTAAAAAAGACTTAACTCCTAAAGAACTTGAGCAGGTAAATAAAGTAGTTGCAGAAATAGTTAAGAATACTTATCCAACATACAGTAGGATACCTGAGGCGATCAAGATGATCAGAAGGTTCCCATTCATAGGAAACTTTGTATCGTTTCAAGCTGAGGCATATAGAACTGCATTTAACACCATGGCTCTTGCAAAAAATGAAATATTATCTGATAATCCTGAGATAAGAAAAATAGGAGCTATAAGACTTGCTGGTGCTACAACATACATATCAGCTAAAACAGCAGTACTACAATATTTTGGAATGGCTGTTGGGACAGGACTTACTGGAGTATTTGGATACTTGTTTGATAATGATGATGAAGAAGAAAAGGATAAGGATATCAGAGAGTTTATAGCTCCTTGGTCTAAAAAGTCTGATCTAATGGTTTTAAGTGCTGGTGATGGTAAAATAAAATACATAGACTTTAGTGCTTCAGATCCTCATGGTGGTATCAAGAAAGCAATTAATGCGTTCCTCCTTGGAGAGTCAACAACAGATAGTTTTATAGATGGAGTTGTAGGAGTTCTTGAACCATTTATAGGAGAGGAGATGACTACATCAACTATACTTTCTTTGAAGAACAATAGAGATAAGAATGGTAATCAGATATGGAATCCAGAAGATACTGAAGCAGAAAAAATGAATGCAATCTTAGGAGAGGTATATAAATTAATGGAACCAGGAACTGCTTCTTCAATAAGAAGAGGTATAGCATCTGAAGATAAAGCCAATGAACTTATAGCTAACATAACTGGATTCAGAATATATGATGTAGATGTTAATAAGCAGTTTGGGTTTAAAGTTAAAGACTACTCAGAAAGAATTAAAGATGCAAGAAGACTATATAACTCTGTGCTGTATAAAAAAGAATCCACAGAAGAAGATAAGAAAAATGCTTTAAACAAAGCAGATAATGCTCTTAAAGAAATATATGGAGAGCTATCAACAGTATACAACTCTGCTGAAAGACTTGGAGTAAAACCTGAAGACTTGAAGAATTTAATGAAGACTTTTGGTGATATGGGTAAGGATGACATAACAAAAATACAGTCAGGAAAAATACCGAGTCTAAAACAAAATATAGAACAAGAGAAGTATAAAGAATCTCTTCTAATCGACAAACAGAGTGGTGTAAGGTATGACAATCAGAACGATCTCAAGAGATATAATAGAGATCTTTGGGAGAAAAACTTTGGTGAGAAATCTGATTACTACAAATCTAAAAAAGGAGAAAGGGAAGAAAGAAAGAAACTAAGAGAAGAAAAAGATGAGGAGTATGACTATACTCCAAAGAAAAAGAAAAATAAAGATGGATCTCGTAAGAGAAAATATAATATGTATTATGACACACGTTATGAGATACGTTATTAATATACTAAGAATATCTGATATACTTTAAGTCCTTCTGTTTATCGAAGTAAGCCATGAGCTCAGGTGAGGAACTGCCACCCCATCTGAGCTCTGCTTTTATAGAGTCTACCTTTCCGTATATAATACCATCCTCGCACGCCCATATAACTACAGGAGCCAGTCTTTTGTCTACAAGCTTAACTAATTTCTTTGCTGTAATACTAAGTGGATATGCGATGTGTATTGTCTTTACAAGACATACTACTTCAGCATAAGCAA